TACAACTCCAGGAATTACTGATTGCAATTCGTGGGCGATAAAACCAACTTGCTTCTGTTCTGGATTATCTTTAAAATTAAATTCAACAACATTTAAATAATCAATCAACTCAGATACTTCGTCAACACCGACGACATTTTCTTTTACACGATAGTCAGAAGTTGTATTAAAATCAGCAGCAGTTACTTGAGTTGTCGCAGTTAAATTTACACACTCAATGTCGCCAGCAACATCAAGTGCTGAAGAAGGAACGTCCGTACCGATACCAACTTGTTGCGATGAGTCAATATGAATCGCATAAGTTCCTTCGGTAATCAACTTCATAGAGTTGTCTACGTTATCGTAACTAATCTTTCCTCGATCAGCAGTCGTATCGTTGAATACGAAACTATGCGTTCCTGAAGATTTCATCACAATAGCAGTGTTCGTTGTTGTTATAGATGAAGAGAAAGTTGGTTGACCATTCGCTTCAAACGTAACAGAGGCAGAACCCTGCGTAGAATTATCGTCAATCGCAGTCGAAGTAAAAGTAGTAGCAGTGAGAGTTTCGGCAGTTATAACATTCGCTGTAATTGTTCCGGTGGAAGTCATGTCTAAGGCATCAATGTCAACTGTCGAAGTGATGGTTCCAAAAGTTGGATTGTCGCCAGACTCATACTTGTCTTGCTTCAACTCAATGAAGTTTGTGTCCATCTCCGTATATGTTAACTCTGCGCCTTTATTAGTGACGCCAGTTGCTGTTGTTGTTCTTGTGGTAATTGCCATTCTTGTTATCCTTTAAGTTGCATTCTCAGACACATATCCTCTCAACTCAGGAGTAGTATAATCTTGTGGAGCGTATAACGTGCCGCCTATAATATTCGTTGCAAAGAACTGATTACTGCTGCCCAATAATCCAGGTCTTACAAAACCTTCATCCAAAGTAGCAGTCTCAAATGTAGACGTATTGGTTTCTGTTAAAGGTCTGAGCGTATGTCTAACTGTAGATGTTTCGAATACTTGTGTATTATTTATACTTTCTGGATGTAATAATTGATTCACAACTGGAGCAAAGAAGTTATCGCCATCCGTCACAGATTCAGGATGCAACATTGGTCTCACGTCAAGAGTAAAGAACGATTCAGAACTTGCCAGAGTTGTTGGTTCAAGCAGAGTATATTGTCTTGCGCCATAGAAAGTCTGCTCTTCGGTAAATGTCGAAGGATGCAGAGTATGCCGTACAACAGGTTCAAAAATCTCTCCGCTCAGATCAAACACTGGTGGTCGGAATGTTGGTACAACACGGAACGGATAGATGGTGCTCTCGTTATCGAACCGATCAATCCTACCAATCTCAAAGTCAGAAACTTCAGTGGTAATATCAATACCAAGACTTACAACGGTTGTGCCAACATACTTGCCGAAAGGTTTTGTACCAGCAACGTGTAACACGTCTACCAAAGTTTTCTTATATGTTTCGAATGGCAACGAAGTCAATACCTGATAAGAATATTCTTGATAGAAATCGTTATCGTGTAGACGCTTATCAGAAGAAAGAAATCCTTTTCTACTTGTGAAATATCCAGGAGCGACGCCCTGCTTACCCAGATTCAAATCAAACTGTGATATTTTAGAAGGAGTTTTATCCAGTTGGGCATTTATTCTTTCACCTTCCTGATATCCGAAACCAGAATCTATCACAGAGACAGATGAGATATATCCATTTCCGCTGAAAGTTTGGGAAGAAATATCTGCATTTAAACCAGTTCTATCATCTCTGCGAATTTCATTCACATAAGAAATGGTTGCTGTAATATTCGTATCAAGTCCAGTAAATTCTTCGCCTACAGTAAAATCAGTGATGTCTGATAATGCAGTATTAGCAACCTCTTCTATCGTTGGGAAAGATGCTGTTGGTAATGTAATTCGAGTGGCATATATTGTTCTATTTGGGCGGTCGTGTTCAGTAATTACTGCTCTTGCTCCAGAGTTAACAGTATTTGATGCTTCAATAATTTCTCCAACTTTAAAATTTTTCTCTAAGTCAGAATAAATTATTTGATAGTCATACCTTTCTAAATGTTTAGATTTAGGATCGTATACAGTATAGAGTGGTTCTGCTAGATATCCATCTCCTGGATTGGTTGTTAAAATTACGTTTAAAGAACCAATGTCAACGTTGGAGAAAGATAGGGCATCAGAAATAACTCCATCGAATCCGATAGATGCGTTTGCAGAAAGACCATAACTTGTAGAATTAATTACTTGATTTAAATTTGCAGAACTGATAGCATCGTCAGCATAAAAATTATAATATTCTTGCGTGTTCTGTAAACTAGAAACAGTGAAGTTCGCCTTCGTATCAAAGGAGAAAATATCAGTGTTTGAATAACTACCAGATTGTTGACCATAAGTGTTAGCAGTCGGATAGAAACTGTTTACAACATCAATCACGCCAACGCTGGTATTTGATATTTGATTTAAAGTATATTCAGCATTATCTGACTTTCTGTAGAATGGACGATTACTTCTAAATGCTCCAGATATTCTATCTACGTCAACAAGATATACTCCTTGTTCTGCGTTTGCAGTTGCCAGTGTTACAACAGCATTCGCATATTCGCTGCCTCTGTCATTCTTCTGATAGAGTACGTCAAATCTATTCAACTGCGTGTCGCCAGTATAAGAATAATTAAAAGTAGACGTATTAGAAATAGCAATGACATTCGCTGTTGCGTTGACAAAAGAAACACTGGCAACATTCATAGTGTCAGTGTTACCAGAATTCTTTAGTTCTGTAATAGAAGTAATTATCGAATCGTTTGCATATGTGCTGGCACTGTAGTTTACAACTACAACACCAGAAGTAGCATTACTTGAAACTACAGTTCCTTCGAACTCTGTATTACTGCCATCATAAGATATAACAGTTTGCCCAGAAGCAATTACATCCGAAGTGACAATGATAGAAGAATTTACAGTGGCATTATTAGTAGAAACAATATCGCCGTTTGCATCTAGAGTATCTACAGTCAACTCAGTAATACTTTCAATTGCCGTGGTATCACTCCAGTCAATTTGTCTATATTCTACTGTAAAAGTTTGACTGTCAACGTCAACAACTGTTCCAAAAAAGATATCGTCATTTGTATCATTAACTGCTGTTACAACATCATTTGATGCAGGAACAAATGTACTGTTTGCAACGAACTCAACTAAGTTATCCGTGTTCGCTGTAAACGATATTAAATCTTGTTGTATTGTTTCAAACTGCCTAAATGCGAAGTTGTCATAAAACCAATTTTCATTTTCTACAGTAATATTATTAAATCTTATAATTTTATCAGAACCAAGGACTTCAGCTGAAGAACTGTAACCCCATCCGTCTTTCAATACTTCGAACTGAACCAATCCTGTAACATCTTCAACTTCTGAAACTCGCAATTTCGCTCTTATGCCGTTGCCGTCAACAACCGAGAGACTATCCCCGACTTGGTGTCCAGGAACAGAAGCCACAACTTCTGCCGAAGAAACTGAACCAATAATCTTAGACATGTAATTTGTAGTGAGACTAGTGGTACTAATTTGCTCGCTGGTCTGGAAATTCCCAATCACATTTGAAAGATACATTAATTCAATATATCTAGAACCCTTCCTTTTCCTGACTAATCTTTCTACGAAAGCAGTTGCTCTGGAGTCAGCACCTATAATGGTTTGTCCAACGAACTGTACGTTGTTCTCATTGTCCGGAACTTCAAGATATTGCACGTCAACATATTCATTATCTGAAAGTTTGAATATGTCGTCTCCTGGATAATATACATCTGCTTCGATTGCATAAATTAATTTAAAGAAAAGATCTACCGCTCGCTCAGTACCTTTTGATCGATAAAAGTCCAGCGAGTTTTTAATGAAAAGTCTTTTATTGGAAGCAGTATTAAACTGGATATCTGGCAGGTATTTGTTTTTAAATGAGACAATAAACTTATCAATCGTTGTATCAATGTCTCTGATGTCAACCAATTTACGAGAAAGATACTCATGGTTGAAACTTTTAGCAGTACTGATATATGAAGAACCGCCTGAAGAACTTGTACAAATTGTCAGGTCATTACATAACGTGTTACATTTAAATACATCAAATTGATCTAACTGAATCAAAAACGAAGAATCATACACAGCAAGGATTGTACCTGTTTGACTTCCTTGCGTTATTGTATCGCCTTTGTTAAAGTCAGTGCTGTCTTCAAAAGTCAACAATTGAAGGTTGCTTTCTGCCCACTCATAATATGCTTTGACGAAGGCAATAAACATTTGACCTTCGTCGCGATAGAATGCTGGGAACTGCCCTTCAATTAAAGGACTGATGTATTCTTCAATCTGACGCATTAAATTCTAACCTGTTCAACTTCTACAGTAATATCTTCTGGGCGTATACTTAAAATTGTTCTTCGTTCTGATTTAATATCCAAGTCAAATGTTCTAGCGAAAATTTCAATTCGATTATTAATCAAAGCTTGCGGTGTAAAATTAGATATCTGAATATAACCAGTTTCATAATTGACTGTTCCGATATCTTGTATCTTAATATGACTATTTCCTTCTTGCGCGGCGATACTTAACAAACCATCTCCGTTGTCTTCAATGAAACATTCGATTCCATTAAAAATGAAAGGAGAAGAAGAAACAATAGAAATTTCATTTTCGGGGTGAGCATCAGAAAGGTTTGCAATATCGTCTCTCAACTGAACTCCGAAGTCTACATCATAACTAGCAGTCAGTCCGGCTGTTGGGAGAATAGTTTTAGACGCCAAAACTTCAGTATCGTTACTGATAATAGAAATTTGAGAAGAGTCAATATCAGCAAGTAATCTACTATATCTTAAAGTTTTATTAAACCCATTAAGAACATCGGTATTGTAATTCAGTATTGCTGATTGAACGATAAACTTTATATCATTTGGAGTTAATTGCGTTTGATTGATATTATATCGAACCTTAGAATTAACTTTAACATATGTGTATTCAGGTCTTACAAAAATTGGATCGATTGAAAGGGGAGATCGTTGCTTAATGAAACTTGAATACTCTCGCGTGCGCGAAGGAGGCAGTTCGTCAGTTGTTTTCAAATCAACTGCAATCACAACTTTACCGAATCTTGGTGGATTAAATTCTTCGCCGCCGAATGCTGATACATCGTTAATTTCTGTAAACTGATTAGTCAGAAGAGTTTTATAGTCACGCGCTGTTACAACTCGCTCTTGAGTAGTAAATGCTCGCGGAGCATTAAATTTAATTGAGTCTAATGTCTCAGAAACTGCGCCACCAGCAGCTGCTTGATTCACAACTACATTGGTAATCAAACTTGTGCCAACTCGACCGTCTGCGGCGAACAATGAAATGCCGTTAGGAAGTTCCCCGTTACATGCTCGATATTGTATTGTAACGATCGCTCGGTCTTGCGGTTTCCTACCGATAACGCCATCGCCAAATACTATTTCATAACGATTATTATCTGCTGCTTGAATAAAGAATACTTCTGAACCAGAATTTAAATCAAACAATGAATCTACTTTTTTATATGCTCTTAAAGTGCCGCCATTATCCTCTAGCACACCAACAAGCAAACTGGTAATATCTATTGTTTTATTAGAAAGGATATATCTCTGTGAATCGTTGGCATAATCTACAACAAACGTATCAGAAACGTAATCTCCTTCATATATAATAACATTATTTGCAACGAAACTGTTAGTACCAGATGGTTGTGCAACTATGTTTTCTCCTGTCACGAAGGTAAAGTTTTTATTGCCTGCTGTCCCTGTAAACGATGTTCCTCTAGGGATTACAACAGAGGCAGAAGTAGAATCACTGATTACTAAATTGACATTAGCAGTCGATGATCTAAACGACCTAGGAACATAATTCAACTCTTTTGTATGCGAGATTACAGAGTCTCTTAACAGCGCACTGTCTAGAAACATTTCGCTTCCAATCATATTTAAATAGAAACCATTTAGATAACTGTTGTATGAAAGTACATCGAGCAGAACGCTCATGTTTGAACCTTCAAAATCGTAATCTTGGAAGATAGTTTGCTGTTTTAGATAATTCTTTAAATTATCTTTGATCGAATCAAAATCTAATGTTGTTAAGTCAGCCATTTATCTTACTCTATCTAATGTGACCCTGAGTCTTTCAGGTTTTGGTGCTGACACCGTTGCGAATCTAAGGTCGATGATTAATGTTTGCTCTTGGGAATCTGTTGTAACTTCTAGATCTAAAATTCTTACTCTTGGTTCATTGTTTTTAATGGTTTTTTCTACACGAGTCTTAATTTGACCCAATATAACTGGAGAAAAAGGTTCAAACAAAAATTTAGAAAGGGTAGAACCAAAATCTGGATTTCTCCTTCTCTCGTATTTATTCGTCAACAAAAGATTGCGTAAACTTTGTGAGACTGAAGACTCATTAGTTTTGCGCCCTAATTGCTTGGTGAATGGATTAGGCAGAAACATATTATCAAAGTCGCTGTACAATTCAAAATCAGCATCAGTCTGCTTATATTCTTGATTGTTTTTTATGATACGTGCGCCCATTTGTTATATCCTATTAGTTTGGTGCGGTTGTAGTACCAGAAACATTAAATCCGTCTGAGAATGTGTGAACGTGCCCTGGGTCGCCGCCGGTGCCAGTTGTTCCAGACGCCGTAGCACTATCACTAAAGTCGTGTGTGTGAGTCTTAAGACTCTTGCCATCGGCGACAACATCAGTTGTACCCGTAATAGTTGCTCCAGTTATATTGCCTGTTGTAGTAATATTCGCTGCCCCGAAATTTGCAGTTGTAGCGCCACTCACTGTAACCGAAGAACCAGAAACAGTAATTGTCACTATTCCGTTTGTAATTTTTACTGTTTGATTTGCATCTATTTCGATATGCCCCGCAGAAGCAGCACTAGGATATGGATTATATGCGCCAGCAGGATTGTTTGCGCTAAATGCACTGTCAGCAGTTAATCGAATGCTTCGAAGTTCTATATCTAAATCTTCAAGTTCATTTGGTATTAATGCTAACTCTGCATCTTTTTCTGTTTTCAATGCTTGGAAATCAGTAACCAAAGCATCAACTTCAGACTGAAAACTTGCTACAAATTCTGGTGTAGTATATGCCATTATCAATTATCCTGGAATTGTTATGTTTTCTAATTCGTCAACACTATTTTGAACGCTATCGACAGAACTAGAAACGCTATCAATTTGAGTTGTCACTTCACCAACAGCATCGCTAACTGTGTCGCTCAACGCAACAATATCATCATAACCAAGTTGGTCAAGTGCTTGGTCTTTCAAAGAATCGACGATTCCAATTGCTTCATTCTTAATTGCGATTGCACCATCCATTACTGCGTCTGCTAAATCGTTTAAAGTGTTTTTTACAAGACTAGTAATACAATCTGCCAATTTTGTAGCAAGACCAGCAACTGCCCCTGCGATTGTAGCAATTGCACCAGCA